TTAGATAAACACCATTAGCTTGCAGGGATACATTCGGCAAATCTTGCGCTTCTTTTACATAGCCTTTTTCAGTAACACCCATGTCATGCCGGACATTATAACGCGGTCCCCAAATTCCGTCCGGCGGATAAAGGTGGGGCCGCAACAACGCCTCGTTGCCGACGCCTATGCCAAGACGGGCTGGCCCCGGAACATAGTGGTAGGGAGAATGCGGTTCGCATCTGCGAAAAAATTTCATGGCCTAAGCCTTTAAAATAGCGTGCCGTTGGCCGAAAATCCGCCGCCCACACCGAAACTTGGTAGACCGCCATGGCCGCCTGTCACTGGCGAAGTAGCTATCGCAAGCGCACTGGAAAAGGCTTTTCCAGCCGATCCGATGACTTGACTTGTGGCCGCGTTGCGACTTACCAGAACGGCCAAGGTAGCCAAGCCGATAATGGCGACCGCAATTGTTACGACGCTTTCCGTAATGTTGTTCATCCTGCTAGACTTTCAAAATTTTGAATTGCCGTTGATATGGCGCTAGTCGCCTTTGGCGGATTTTTCACTACCGATCCCGTGCCGCTTGTTCCCGCCTTTAATTGATCCAGAAAGCTTTGGAGTAAATCAATACCCGGTTGACCATTTTTACCCTGATATTGTGCAAAAACAATCCCAATACATGTCAAGACAAGAAAAGCGTCCGTTATGGGTTTTATTGGCTTTATATTTCCTAATGCGATTATCAGCATTATTGCCGCTATCCAGAAGAAAAAGTTGGATGACCCGGTAAAATCCTCTTTCAGCAACATAAACAGCGCCGGCTGTGTCCCTTTATAGGCGGCGACTAAAATAATGAACCCGATAAATAAGAGGAAAATACTCATTTATTTTAGTCTCATGAAAACAAAACCATCAGATATTTTTGTAAATGCCCTCGTGCTGTGATATAGACAATAAACAAAAATATCAAAACAACAAAAAATTTAGTTGTCTGGTCCATTTACTTTCCCAAGATCGGGACGCCGTGAAAAGCGTTAGGAAAACGAGTTCCAAGCCAAAAAAGACCAACGAAGATTAGAAGCGAAGTAAATGAAAATCCAAAGATCCGCATTTTAAACAATCCTTTTCAAGATGAGCGTCCAAAGATAGCTGATAATGCCAACAAGTCCGATGAACATAAACCAGTCCACAACGCTACCGTCTTCTTTAAATGGTTGATTAAACCATTTCCGAAGAGCGTCGCAAAATTTGCATCCGGTTTGCATAGATATTACCTTTTGTGGAGAAAGCGCCGGCAAATACAATGCCCAATATTCGCCGGCGCTTTCTAGGCCCTGCCCGCTGCCTAAATCCTATTAACCGGCCCCAAGGGAAGTTGCACCTGCGACCTGATTTACCAGAGCAAAGCTTTCGTATCCCACTAGCACGCGCGCATTTGAATTTACAGTGCTCGCGTTGAGAAGCAATTCCATGTTGCCGAAATTGATCGTATTGATAGGCGTATCCCGGCTTTCAAAGAAATAACACCCATCCGGAAAATCGCCCATAATCGCCGTTCGCCCTTCAAGCGCTACAATGTCCGGCGGAAGCTTAAAGATGTTGGTAAAATTGGCCGATTGAAGTGCCCAATAAGCAACATCGCTTCCCGTGTTATACGTCCCGCCATTATCGAATACCGCGAGCGTGGAAAGGAAAGATCGGAAATTCGAGTACGGCATAGGAAAATCTTGGTTCGCCGTCGGCGTCGAAAATGTCGTTTGCTTGATGTCGTACACTGTATTGAGATCTTGCATGGGAAGGATAGGTGATCCATCCTGCGCGCGCGGGATCTGATCCAGATAAATCTGATATACAGTCACGGTCACATTGCCGGTATATCCACCGCCGGAATTACCAGTGTATAGGTAGCTAATCGGATTTCCGGTATCGGTAAATGGCGTGGTATTCAGATTGATTTGTAGATTTGTGGTGGCGGAAACCGTGGACATATACATCGCGCCGCGAAGATCCGTCCCACTATAGGAAATCGGTACGAAATATTGCATCTTGGCGGTTCCGGTCGCATCCGCCGCAAGCGACGAGGGACCAGAATAAACCGAGTAATTATTGCCAAATCCGATTGGGAGCTGGCCATCATAAGCGCCGCCGAAAAGTCTCCGCGCACGCACGGAATTGAGCATCGCCAGATACCAGCCGGGGCACTGAATGCGCGTGTAATTGCTCAAATCGTCAAAGCGAAATTCCTTGACAAGATTGGCAACGCCGAAAGGCGTTCTCGTTGCCGCCGTGGTGGACCCATTCGTAAGGCCAGCTTCTACCGTCACAATAAATCCAAGCAAAAGCCCGGCATTCCGAATATTCGTCGAAATGTTAATGGTACTTTCTGACGCGGGATCTACGGATTTTGAGTAGATTTGCTGCTTCATCTTGATAGAATTTGCCACAACGGCATTGCGCTGCAAGAAATTCTGCTGCTGCATCTGCTGCGCAGACATTTGTGCTTTATTCGTCGCCATCTTTTGCACCTGTTACCTGTTCAAAATATTGCCAAATCAAATGAACGCCCGTAATCCCAATGGCAAACATCAAGAAAACGATAATCCAATTCTGCCATGTCCCGGCTATCTTCCAATTAATCATTGGTCGCCGTTGCCCTGTTTCATGGAACTATAGACGCGCAGGCCAAGCCCCATTACAAGCGCCACACTGAAAACCATAAGAAAAACGGTAATCCAGTTTGCGATTGTCCATGTGATCACTGTCTCATTCATTTCATTGCTTTCTAAAGCGGAATAGGGCGCTTGGCGGTATCTTCGCTTGTTCTGTACCGTTCTAGTCTCGAATTGATCCGGCCCGCGATATCGCCGGGCGAGGGGACCGGCGAAAACACCGCATGATCCTTATTTTTAACGTCATACCACAAGGTATGGTATCTACGCAAGTCCCCAATTTCCAGACCGTCCAGAAAATTGCTTACGTGCTTTTTGTCTTCCTGAAAGTTAAGATCAAATATTGCAAAGTATTGTGCCTCAGTGAATGTAAAAAGATCCATCCATTTCGGACGTTGCGAAAGTATAAACATCTGAATATGTTTTGACCGGCCTTGCGTTAGGAGCGCTCTATACCACGTGTCATTTTTACTAACCATGTATCCTTCGTCGATATAAATTCCACAATTGCCCATCTGCCAGAGTTGTCTAAAGTAATCGCTTACTTTGTCTTCATCTCCGGGCATGGGACGCAATATATACAAGTCGGGATAATCGGGCGGTGGTTCATTAATATCCACGTCTACAGCATCGATCAGGGCCAACGAGCCGTCGCGTTTAAAGTCAATGATAAACCATGGCCTTTCCGTAAAATCCGCCAGACTTAACAGCCATAGCGAAAAAATAGTCTTGCCGGATCCGGTGGTTCCGACAATCGCGGTCCGACTGTCATCGGTCGGAAGCGTAATCATGCGCTACCCGCCAAGCCTTGGGTTTCCGTCCACGTGGACATACCATTTAGAGGATCTGCTTCGGATTTTTTCGATTTCTTTTCTTTAGCCCGCTCCGACAATTCGTTTTTAAAAAGATAAATTCTAGGCCCGTAAACCAATGACGCGGCAGAAGCAAGACCCATAAGCGCCACGAATTTCGGGCTTGGTTCTATATTAAATTCTTTCAGCATATTCGCGACGGAACCGGCTAACATGGTCGCTTCGTCGTTGTCCAGTTGCCATATGTCAGATTTTGTAAGGCCGGAAATTCCCATGTGAACCAAAATCAACGCCTGAGTCAGACCATTTATAGCCTGATTATGGTCCGTCTTTTTGGCTTTTCCGGATCCGGTGTTTTTTCCGGTTCCGGGGCCTGTTCCGGTTCCACTTTTTTGTCCGGGCTTTCTTCCGGGCTTTCGCTTTGGGTTTCCGTCTTTTCCGATTTTGACGTTGCCTTGTTCGTCTGTTTGATATTCGTCGTTTCTGACAAGTTGTCCGGGATCGACGATCCTTCCGCCGCCGTCGATTTCATCGCTTTTTCGATCACTTCCAGTCGGTTCTGCTGACTGTCCAGTTTTTCCGAGATCGATGTCAATGTCTCGGTTAGCGGGTTTAGTATGTTTTGCACGATCCATGGTTCACCATCCGAATTTTCAGCGTTTTCAATATCAGCATCCGCGTTGCCTAGTTCCTCGTCTTCCGCGTCGCCTAATTCCTCGTCTTTCGCGACTTCCGCGTCTTTAGCGTCTTTCGCTTTTTCATCAGTTTTCTTGCGCATGATTTTCGTTCTCCAAAAATTCAATGGACATCGGCGCGTCGCTTATGCCCACATGTTTTTCCAGACGCCTAATTCTGACATTCGTTTCTTCACAATTAAGCCGGATGGATTTTAAATTTTCATCCAGTGACCGCAATAATTCGGTAGCGCTCGCGACATAGGATTTCATTTCGTCCGATGAAATTCCCGTAATCGACTGAAACATTTTATCCATTCCGCGCATATTAAATACTCCACACTATCGGAAACATCGGGATATTGTAAAAAATAAGCGGGACAACTACGCCGCCCGCCGTTTCGGCGCGAAAGGTCGGCGGGTTTGGTATCATAAGCGTAAAATAACCTTGGCTATTTGCGGGGCAGATTACTTTCTGATTTGTCCCGTTGCATATTAAATCAACGGCGCTTCCATTATCGGCGTTGTCGATATAAACACCATTGATAAAATCGATAAGCTTTTGCTCTTGCCATGCTGATAGGTCTATATCGAAACTTGTGGCCGCCGACAAGTCGGCCAACATGGGTATTGCGAGCGGCCCCATTTCGGATAAATTCATACCGTAAATGTGTAGCCTTGGATTATTCGTCATAAGTCTGAAACCTTTTGCTAATTCTCGATATGGATATGGATATGGAAACCTTGCGCCTTACTCATACCCATATTCATATTCAGCTTTATCCGATGATTATCGGAAACTGCGGGACATTATAAAAAATAAGCGGGACAACAACGCCGCCCGCCGATTGCGCGACGAATTTCGGCGGGTTTGAAATAATCAATGGAATATAGGCCTGCTTTCCCGCCGCTATGATAATTCGCTGATTTGTCTTGTCGCAAGTAATCGTGAAAGAAGTGGCGCTGGCACTATTATCTATCCAAGCACCACTAACAAATTCAACAAATCCGTTCTGCGTCAATTCCGATAGATCTATGTCTATTTCCGTATCGACGGTAAAATCCAGATTGTATGGAATGGCTTTCGAACCCGTCGCGGGCAAAGTCATCCCATAAAAGCCAAATCTATTTAGTGTCATTTTAATTCGCTTTCATTTTCAAAAGTGGAATGCACGGGGCAACGCATGGTAGCGATATTGGTACGGGGTTTTTCGTCGTGACACTACTGCCATATAAAATGACGACTTGGCCCGGCTGGCCGAATGTATTGTCATGACCGCCTTGGCCGGTAGGGGATGAATAAAAAGTTGATCCGGTCCCGGCTGGAACTTCGCGCGCGGCTTGGGCAATTCCAATAATCGTAACGCTCGCGTCGGCCCCGGCATTTCCGCCGCCGCCGCCCCAAGCAGTCGAAGATCCGCTTCCGCCGCCCGATCCGCCCGCCCAACCGCCGCCACCCGCGCCGCCCGGAAAATAATAATCAGCATCTGACGGGCCGCCATGGGGCCCTATGCCGTCAAATTGCGGGAAGCCCGGAATACCACCAACTTGCGAGCCGGGGCCTGCGCCGACGCCTTGATATAACTGATCATGTAATTCTGCGTCTTGGCCGTAGGATCCGCCGCCGCCGCCGCCCTTGGCCGCGCTGGTAGATCCGCCGCCGCCGCCCCCTGCGCCCGCCGAAATTAATTGAGTGATTGTGCCGGAAATATCGCGTACAACGGCGCTCCGACCGCCGCCCGCGCCCGCCCCGACAATACCCCCGCCCGTGCTACCGCCCGCCCCATCACCATAAGTAGCGTCACCGCCCCATCCGCCCACACCCGTCCCTTGGCTTCCGCCGGTTCCTTGGCCGCCGCCGCCGACTATAATTTTAAGAGTTTCGCCGGGGGCCACGGGAATAATGCCAGCGATATATCCACCGCCGCCGCCGAGATTATGGCGCAATGTCGTATCATAACCCGCCCCACCGCCCGCTCCCCAAAGAAACGCCACTATTTCAGTAACGGACGAAGGGACAACAAAATCCTGAATTGTCCCGGTATAATCGTATGTCGAAACGGTAAATGACATGTGTGGGTCCGATTTTCTAAATAGGGTTAACGAGCATATATTAAAAAACCGCCGCCCGCAATATAGCGAGCGGCGGAAATTTAATTACAATGCGAAAGCGGCGCTATGCCTTGGATTTTTCCTGCTTCGCGCTGGCCATGTCGGCATTGGTGCCGGTAGGCGCGGGCAGGTATTGGCGCACGTCCGCGAGCGGATCCACGGTAACAGGATCTTTGAGCATTTCAGCCGCCCATACATATTCCGTGCCGCCCGGACGCTTTCCAGTGTTTTTGATTGTCTTAAATCGCACCGCGATTTTGACATTGGCATTATGGTCTTCTACGTCGCCTTTTGCCGCTTGAAACGCAGACATAAGGATATCTTCGACGACCTTGGGAATAATAAGAATAGCGGATCGAAACAATTCGCCGGTCTGTTCATTCATCGCTTCAAACATACCGCCGAAACGAATAAACGGCCCGAAATCGCTTTTCCCCTCATCGGTGCGATAAACCGCACCAATTACCGTGAAGCTTTCGCCTAATTTTCCTTCGCACCCAACCGTGCGAGCGGTAATTTTTCTGATCATTTCAGCCATGTGATTTTCTTTCCTGTTAATAGGGTAGGGGTAGAAGTTTGGATTTGGATTGACTTAGAAAATAGTGATTTCTTCCGCCACGGCCTTTTCTTTGACCGCGCCGAGTTTCTTTCCCATTTCGTCAATTTCATTCCGAAGACGCTCACAAAGCGCGGCAACATCTTCGTTCGAATAATCGTATTTTCCTTCGGTCTGTCCGCGCTGATTTGCGATTTTTCCAAGTGAGCGAATTTGTTTGATGACATTCGCGCCGCGACGGTTGACAACCGCCTTAAATCTTTCGGCGGGATCTTTCGGCAACGGATTGGTCTGACGCTTGTTGCTGGCCGTTGAAGCTGTCTTTTTATCGCTAGGCATTTTCCATATTCCTTTTAAAAGTGGGTCTGATAATTCGGCGAACAAATTCCGCCGATCCATTTATCTTAAATGACGGCGCGTCGTTTTTCCAGAGAAAAGTTTCATCATTTTGAATTATTTTTTTAATTTGAGAAAATGTAAGTCTGGCCCCTTTTGTGGCAATTTTTTCCTTGCCGTCTTCCGGCCAATCAAGTTTGGCCGCGTAAAGCTTCTTGCCGCCGATATGACATTCCGTTGCATGGCCTTCATGTTCCCAAGCGCCAACATCGCCGTCCATCCGCAATTGTTCCGTCTTGGTGCCGGGTAATGTAAAAACGCTATCGGTATCGCAATATATAACTTTATCCGCGCCTAATTTGTGGATTGTATCGATTAGCATTGCCCGAACGAAGCCGGTAATGCTGGCCCCGGTAGCGACATTATAAAAGATCGGAAATGTAACCCAATCATCGCCATGTTTTTGTTGCAGTTTATAGAGCGATGGTCGCGCATGTATTTCCTTCTCGTTAATCGCACACTCGATTAGCCATCCCTCATCTGGATCGGTGCCCGCTGGGACAATTTTGTAATCCTTATATTGCACCGGGTTTTGCGCCATTTTTCCATAAAGCGAATTGAGCATTATTTTTGCTACGTGACGATTGGCTTTATCGCCTTCCAATTCCGACTTGGTTTTTAGCTGAAACCATTTGTCAACATAAGATTTGAAATTAATGGAATTGGTGAACTCATAGCTTTCCAAAATTTTTACGTCGCGTAATAAATTATGCCGTATCGCAATTTGAAATTCCCATCCTGTAATATTGTAAATGTCGTGTCTGTGCGGAAAAGATAAACCCGATTTATCCCGGTAGGGTAGGGCACCCGCCGAATAGCATTCTATTTTAAGAAATGATTTTGTGATATTTTGCGGCAGTGTATCGGGATTTTCTTTAAAGGTATATTCGCGGCCAGTAGCATGTTCATTCAGCATCGCAAATGGATATGCGCTTTTGATATCCCATATATCCACGTCTTCAAAACTTCCACCTTTAAATGCCTCGCAATGGCCCCCATAAAAGTAAGGTCGAAATATTTCGTCGTGTTTATGATTTGTCTTTTTTATATTAATTCCCAAGGCCCTCGCCTGAGCCAGTGCATTTCCGGCAATCGTCAATCCTTTTCCCGCCGTCTTTCTAAATGCCGTAACAATATTAAATAAATCTCGGCAATCATCTTTTAGATATTGGATTATTTCGGGCATGTGTTGCCTGCGCACATTTGCCTCTAATTTAGTATAATCCATTGCCGACTTTTGAAACGCGGCAAGAGCGGTGGGGATAATGGAAAAGCTATCGCGCAATATCGCCTTGCCTATCCGTATTTCCGCCAATCGCCCTTTAATTATCTTGACTTTTGTTTCTTCAAGATAACTAAGCAAAAACATAAAATCAAATTTGCCGCCATTGTGGGCATATAAAATAACGTCTTGGTCGCGGAACCAATCCACGAAATCTTCCGTCCTATCGAAGATGAAATATTGCGCGCCGTCGAAAGCGCCCCAAATAAACGGTTCTGGAACTCTTCCGTGCAAAAACGGGTCTGTTTCGCAGTCAATAGCGATAACTTTTCGCGCTTTCGCGCGTGCCATCTACTCGGAGCTATAGGTATTAAATTGTACCCATTGCAGCAAATTTCGGAATAGCGGATTTACTCGATAAAATCCGACGTATAAAACGCCGTTAATTGTCTGGCGAACGTATCTGGTATAAGAATATATAATAGACATTTCGCCTTGGCCGCCGTGAAACGGACCGCCGAATAATTTATATAGCATTTGTCTTACCCCTTGTTTTCGTCGATATACTCTTTAAGCGTCTTTCCGCGAGATTTTTGTATCCAGTAAATTACTCCAACAAACCAATCCTGCATTGTGTGGCCCGGCAATTTTCCATAACTTTCTAGCAATTCGTGAAATAGCTGCAAGATTTCAGCAAATGTCCCGCGCGCTCCGGGTACTTTTCCTTGCGTCGTTAAAATAGACATATGTATTTGATGATTTTTTGGTAGACGGTCAAAAATCGGTTTAACTTTTCTTATAAATGGCCCATCTTCCTCGCCTTCCGGACCAATGGGGATTTGGATGGAATGCCAAATCCTACCGTTTTGTTTTATTATAAATTCGCCTTTCTTAACTGAAATTTTTTGATCTGGCGTGACTTCTTCTAACCGTATAGCTCTAATACCATGGGCGTATATAAGGTCTTTAGCTTTTAACGATTTTGCTTGTTTCTTTGTTAGCGGATATAAATGCTTTGTTCCGCCCGCGTGATAAATTTCATTGCTTATTCTGGTAATCCACGCCTTTTGTCCGCGCGAAAGTCTTTTTCTGTTTTTATATTTTGCTAGCGACGGTACTAATTTAGCATTCTTTTTTGCGAGTCTTAGGTAATCTTCAATGGATTTTCTTTTAGATTTTCTTGCCATTGTAAAATTACCCCTTAGTCAACACGAATTTGGTCCGTTAATTAGTATAACGGGGCCGATATTTTTACACAAGATACCCTATTTAGTGGGCAAATTTAAAATAATAACAAAATGTTGACGCGCTAACCGAATGTTGCTATATTGTTTCGGGTCTCCCTTAACCCAGCCTAGCCCCGCACCGCAGAACTTACCCCCTCCGGTGCGGGGCTTTTATTTTTCTAAAATTTCCCTTGACATCTTGTAATTTAGCGCCGGCGGGATGTTCTTTGTTTGTTCCTGCCCCGGGGCGATCGTGTGCGCAGGCCCCC